CTTAGCTAGAATAACGGGGAGACTAGACGGATTAAACGCAGTAGAGGAGAAAATAGCCACCAAGGCTATGCAGACCGCCCTGCTACTAGTCCAAAGGTCGGCTAAAGTAAAGGTAGCCAACGGACATTCAGTCACGGGACGCCTTATGAACAGCATATCTAAGCGAATAGTAGCCGAGGGGGCAGGCATAACAGGCGAAGTTTATACAAACGTAGAATACGCACCATACCTAGAGTACGGAACGGGAACGCGTGGGCAGGAGAGTTATACTCCACCAGTAGATACCGACTTAACGTTTAGTGAGGACTGGGTAGGACATCCAGCCTATCCATACATGAGACCAGCCCTAGAGGAGAACAAGGACAAAATTAAAGAGCTATTTAACGGCACAATAACAGAGGCGATGAAATGAAGAACGTAAAACTTGAAGTTTATAACATACTTAGAACGACAGGCTACTCGGTACTTCAGCAGAGCCAAAATACAGCAATAACCCCGCCCTTAATAACCTACTACCTACTTAACATGAGCGTAGGCATGGATTTAAGCGGGGAGCTGGCGAGCCAAGACGTATCGGTTTCGATAGATATATGGGCGAACACCAGCACGGAAGCTAGCAAAATACTAGCCAAGACAGAAGAGGTTATGCGAAAGAGCTACTGGCGGATGACAAATAGTCTAGACGTACCGAATCCAGACAAGACCATCTACCACATGAACGCTACATTTACGAAGATAGTAGCGTGATATAATCAAAGCATAACCCCATAGCCCATTAGGGCAACATGAAATCAGGAGAAGAGACCATGGCTGGAACTTCCACAATGGCATCAACCTTAACCCTTAAAAAAGAGGGTCAGACAGGATCAGACAAACTAATCGCACGTATTACTTCAATCGGCGAAATGGGTGGCGAACACGAAGAGCAGGACGTCACTACCTTAGATAGCCCAAACGGGGCAAAAGAATTTATCCCAGCAGGTACCGATTACGGCGAGACTGAAATTAGCTGCAACGTTCTTAAAGGCGACCAAACCCTAGAATTAACCCAGCTATTCGAGAGTAAAGCCGTGAGGGAATGGGAAGTCGCAACCCCTAAGGGTGCAAAACAGACTTTCAGAGCGTTTATTAAATCCATCAAATACGGTGAAAAGACCACCGACGGACTAGACACGATGAAGTTTACCCTAAGAATCACAGGTAAAATCACCTACGCAAAGGGTGCCTAAAATAAGGGTGGGGAGACCCACCCTCTAAGATATTATTAACATTACATAGGAAAACCACATGAAGCTAAACTATAAAGCTATAAATATCGCCAACGCAGAGGATTTAAGAGGCAAGTCATTTCTAGGCGTTTTAGCCGACCTCGGTGAAATCGACATGACCCACCCAAGGCTAGACATCATCAAGATCAGCCCACTACTCTTTTTACTAGAGGCAGGCGGTATAACCCGAGAAGAAGCTAGCGACATCGTGGACAACGAGGGTATCGAAAAAGCCCTAGGGTACGTGTTCGAGGCATTGCAAAACTCAGGTTTTTTAGCACAGCAGAAGAAACAGACGGAGACCAAAGCGGAAGCCAAGACCGAAGAAGCTACCGCAACTTCCGAGACTTCTGGACAGACCACGAAAAACTAGCCTATAAAATAGGGCTAAAAATCCCCGAATACTGGGAATTAACCCTAAGACAATTCACGCACTGCATAGACGGCTACGTAGAGAGGCTAGAGGATTACACAAAGGGCGAGGACGCCCTAAACCACGCCCTAGGCAAATACGTAGGTTTTGCTATGAACGACCCTAAGAAATACCCAGACAAGCCATTTAGCCAGCAAGATACAAGCAGTAGTAGTGGGCTAATGACCACAGACGAAGCCTTAGAGGCATATATCAGTGCCAAAGCAGAGGCACAAGACACGGAGAATTAAAAATGCCAATAAGCGACGAACTACGAGTAAGGATTACAGGAGACGCTTCAGGGCTAAAAAAAGCGACCAACGACGCTAAGACCTCGCTAGGGGGTCTAAGTAGCACAGCCAACAATATTGGCAAAGAAATATCAGGGCTAATCGGCAAGTACGCCTCAATTACCGCTGCGATAGTGGCAGTAGGCAAGGTTATAGGCGACAGTACAAGAGAGTTCGCAAGCTTCGAACAAAATATAGGCGGAGCCAAAGCCGTTTTCGGTGATTACGCTTCATACCTGAATAAGAAAGCCGAAGAAGCTAGTACATCCGTCGGCATGTCGATCAACGAATATTTGCAAGGTGCCAACAAAATTGGTGCCATCATGCAAGGTGCAGGCATTACGCAGGGACAGAGCCTAGCCATGGCCACATCATGGATGGAGCGTGCTGCCGATATGGCTTCAGTAATGGGCGAGACTACCGAAACCGCCATGACTGCCGTCACCGCTGCTGCCAAGGGCAATTTTATGCTAATGGACAACATCGGCGTGAAGATGAACGCCACGACCATCGAAGCATACGCCCTAAGTAAAGGTATTACTACCAGCTACAACGCCATGAGCGAAGCTCAAAAGGTGGGGCTAGCCTACCAGATGTTTATGGAGAAAACCACCCAGTACGCTGGAAACTTCAAGCGAGAGGGCGTAGAGACCCTGCAGGGTGCTTTAGCGGTATTAAAGGCTAGTTTTGCGAACCTAGGCACATATTTAGGTATGGCTTTCGGTCCGATACTAATGAGCGTAGCCAACTTCATTACGGGCTACATAGTTCCAGCTATACAAGCAGTAATTCCCTACATAGTAGGTTTTATGAACGTTATCGGGCAGATGGTATCGTTTGTAGCTAAAGCCCTAGGCAGTTTATTTGGTAGTAATGGCGGAGGCAAACAACTAGCCCAGAATAGCGACCAAACCAGCAAAGCCATGAAGAACGTGGCAGGGGGAGCAGGTACTACCGCTAAGAACCTAGGAAAGGCGAATAAAGAAGCTAAGAAATTAAAGGGGCAACTAGCCAGCTTCGACGAGATGAACGTCCTAGCCGAGCCACAGCAAGCCTCAGGCGGTGGAGACGCAGGCGGGGCAGGTGCAGGCGGTGGGCTAGATATACCAGAACCAGACGGCGACGCCTTAAAGAAATTCAAATCACAATTCGACGAGATAAAGAAAAAAGCCGAAGAAGTAGCTAAATCCATTACCAACGCATTTAAGAGCGTAGGCGAGTGGATCAGTAAAGCTATAAGCCTAAAATCGTTCAGGAGCTTCAGGAACGGCGTAGAGTCCATAATCGAGCCACTAGCCAAGCACTTCAAGAGTATCTGGACTACTGCTATATCACAGGTGCAGGACGCATGGGGACGTAGCGGTCAGAAAATTAGCGACGGTTTCGCTAAGACCATAGACGAGCTAGTAAACCAAAGCGGACGGGTATATAAAAGCATAGGTGGCATTTTAGAGGCGATAGAGCCGATGATGACAGCTGGCACGGGAAACTTGACAGGTTTATTTGTTGGAATTTTCGAAGACTGGCTAGTGTCGTTTGCCACATACGCACCGCAGATTATCGAGAATATCGGCGGGCTAATGACGGGAATCCTAGACCAAGGCGTAAAGCCAACAGCCGAACTAATAGCCAAAGCATGGGAAGACCTATGGGGCGGTGCTAAAAGCACATGGGACACCTACGGCTCTAAAATTACAGATGGTATTTACCAAGCTTTCGACGGCATTGTGAAGCTATTTAAGAAGCTATGGGACGATATTATAGCCCCTATCTGGCAACCGTTCATGGATCAGCTAAAAGCCACATGGGACAGCACTTTGAAGCCAATGCTAGACACTATTTTTGATTTTGTCGGCAACGTGATTACTTCCGTCCTAGACATCTGGAATAAGGCATTTATGCCTCTGATTAACTTTTTGGTGGACTTCTTTAAGCCACTAGTAGTAGGTTTAATTAGCTTCTTTACAGGACGAATAGACACCGCAATACGCCTAATAGGCGGGATTATTAACGGCATAGTAGGTATTCTTAACGGCATAGTCAATTTTGTTATGGGAGTATTCAGCGGAAACTGGGCAAGGGCATGGCAAGGCGTCACCCAGATATTTAGCGGAATATTCGGAGCCATCGGAGCCATAGCCAAAGCCCCATTAAACTTCATAATCGACGCTATAAACGGCTTTATACGAGGATTAAACAAAATTAAAATCCCAGACTGGGTGCCAGCAGTAGGCGGTAAAGGCTTTAATATCCAACCAATACCGAAGCTAGGCACAGGTGGTATCGCCCAAAGCACCACCATAGCCATGATCGGCGAAGCAGGTAAAGAAGCCGTCCTCCCACTAGATCGCAATACAGGCTGGATGGATACCTTAGCCGAAAAGATAGGCGGAATAGGTGGGAACGCCCCAACCAGCATAACGGTAAAGATAGGCGAAGAAACCATCATAGATAAGGTGATAGACGGGATTAACGGACGCACCTCGCTAAGCGGACGCAATGCTATAATCGTGTAAAGGATAAACATAATGGCAATAACGCAGAAACTATTAAGAATTAACGGCACCGCAATAGATAAGCTGGTGGAATATGAGATCGAGTGGGCGAAGCTATGGAAAGACGCAGACCGCAACATGGAGGGCGAGGTCAGAGCTTCCCTTATCGGAATATTCCCCAAGCTAAAATGCAAGACCCGAAACGCCATACCACGCACAGAACTAGCCACCCTAGGCAACCTATTAAACCAGTCATTTTTTACGGTGGATTACTACGACCCGCTAAAAAACACGACTATAACCGCCAAATACTACGCTAGCGACTACAGCACTAAGATCCAAGAACGCCAGCGTGAGTTTTTCTATGAAGTGAGTTTTAACTTAATCCCCCTAAGTAAGCGAGGCTAATATGCTAATAATACCAGAACGCTATAAACAGAACATGAAAGCCCCAGTGAAGTCCATGCGGGCAAGGCTAGTAGAGACTACCGAGAACGGTCTAAGCTTTAACTCGGGAGATGACTTAATCAGTTCCAAGATTAACGCCATAGGTGAATTTTTAGGCACAGGTGCAAAGAAGATTACAGCCGTTTTAATAGGTGAAAAAACCACTCTAAAAGACAAGACATTTAAGCTAGAACTAGGCATGGAAGACCCTGCAACGGGCGAGATAGACTGGTGCAATGATGGCGAGTTTGTCATTAAAGAAGTATCAGTAAGCGTAGAAAAAGGCACGACGGAAATCACAGGCTATGACCTAATGTCAGTAGCCCAAATGACCGATTATGCTAATTCCCTGCTAAGCTTCCCATGTACGATTAAGAACTTAATAGAGCAAATAGCCAATAAACTAGGATTAACAGTAGGGAACCTAGACAACTTAGCCAATATTAACTACACGATAAAAGAAGACCTCTATAAGAAGATTAACGGCATGAACTACCGTCAGATAATAGACGAGATAGCCAAAGCCACAGGCACAACTGCCGTTATTAGAGGCAAGGAGCTAATCTTTAAGGGCTTTATAGAGCCTACCGAGAAGCTAAATACCAGCAATATGCTTTCTTTTAAGGTGGGCGAGGACTGGGGGCTACCAACTAAGCTAGTAATAGGACGAGAGCCTCAAGGTGATAATGTGCTACTTGAAGATAAAAATATAGAGCTAGAGCCAGCTGGCACAAACCTACTCGACACGCCAACCGAGGGGACGGTGAGCCAAAATGGTTATACAGCTAAAATCAACCCCAATGGAAGTTTCACCCTCACGGGCAAGACCGAAAAAGGCGTGGACTGGTGCAACTATATGACGGGCAGGCAGAACCTATCACTGCCAAAAGGAGTCTATGCTTTCATCACGGACAACCCGTCCCCTGATGTTTCTAATTTTCTCAGTTTCGGTATGCTAGCAGGTGGAGACAAAGATTTTAATATCCAAAAGCTACAAACTGGGAGACTAATAAACGTAGAATGGATTGTCAAAAATTTCTATTATTTTGCTGGCTACATAGACAAGACCAAAATGATTGACTACACGACCAACCTAGGGCTGGTCAAGGTCAACAATAAGCTACTGGGTACATACGAAGACCTATTTGATTGCGAAGATACTGAGGTGGCACTGGACACCTATTTAGATCCATGGAGAGATGTCGCCCAGCAAGGTATGAAACTCACAAAGAACGAACAGACGAGGCGAATAGTGATTACTGGTAAACCTAAAACCTCGTGGACATTACTACAAGATAATAGCACTGATAAGATGAACGATATTCTCGAGGACGGAGCGTGGTATTTTTTCCGCAACGACAGCGATAGAAATCTTGTTGCTTGTGCATTGAGTGTTTATGACAAAGAGGCAAATAAGACCTACTACATGGGCGAGAGCCAATTCTTTCAGGTGGACAAGACTAAATATAAATACCGCTTTTACGTCGAAACTAAAAACGTAAACGCATGGGCAAGTGCAAATGAAGACCCTAAAGAGTTCGCCTGCTCACTACACAAATTAAAACACCCTATTCGATACGAGAGGTTCAAACCAAACGACTCAGAAACCATTAAAATCACCAACAATGAAATCCTAGACGACGATAGGCAGGAGCTAATTACCCCCCTCTTCAATTCCCTAGTGAAGCCCAAAAACATCAAGATGAGCGAAATCGAGGTAAGCACCGAGGGGCATGGGATTTACGAAGTAGGTGATGTGATTAAATGCGAAGTAGGTGGACAAAGCTACAACCTATTTATCAACGAGATTAAGCTAGACATTACAGGTGGATTAAAAGAGACCTTGGTGTGCCATGTGCCTAAATTCACAGAGACTAATTTTTTAACGGCAGGTGGAATTGTAAAGACCCTCTATAACACAGAGATTAAGACCGACAAGCAACAGCAAGAAATTACAGCGATAGTCAGCAAACAAGAAGCTACCGATAAAGACAACCAAACGCAATTCACACAGCTTCATCAAGACATACACAACATTACACAGACCGTCCAAACCATAGGTGGTGGAAACTTAATCAAGAACTCCGTAGGATACGGTAAAGACGATAGTGGCAAGATTAGCGAGTGGACGTATGACAAAGACCACACGACCATTACTAGTAGCGTAAGCCAAAACTCAGTAGCCCTAGGTGCATTAAGTGGTTATCAGCTAAACCTCTCAAACGGCGATAAGATGAGCCAACGCATAGCAGTATCATCAGGACAGCCCCACACAATAAGCTTCAAAGCGTTTAAGAAAGCCACAGGTAGTGGTGCTATTACGATTAAGAACGACCTAGGCAGTAAAGAAATACTCTTAAAAGAGCAAGAGGAGCTAAACTGGGACGAGCAAGTTTTGACATTTACACCAACCATGAGCTGGATAGATGTAGAGATTAAAGCCAACGCCAATTCCTCAATCAGTATTACAGACCTAATGTTAGCAGGGGGAGACAGCAAGCAACCATGGAGACAAGCCTCAGGCGAGATTTACAATACACAGGTATCCGTGGACGCACGAGGTATGCAGGTAAGAAGCTCTGTTTATGATGGCGATTATGTAGAAATCACCCCGATAGAGTTCGTAGGTTATAGTTCCGTTTCAGGTAAGAAGAAACGTGTATTTTCACTAAACCGAGACATTACAGAAGTAGAGAAACTAAACGCACGTACCCAAATTCAAATGCCACCAATGAAAATAGTGCCAATAGATACCGATAATTATAGTGGATGGGCGTTTGTAGGATTAAATTAAAGGAGGAATAAATGGCAGTAAGTTCGGGAAGCTTCCAAATGAGTGCAAGTGGCTACACCACTACCTTCGGCTGGAATATCGCAAGGCAAGACATAGCAGGCAACTACACGGTTATTAACTGGTGGTTCGACGCAAACTGGGCTCACACAAGCACCGTTTTAAGCACGCAGTCAGCTATATGGGTAGCAGGTAGCGAGGTACACAGAAACGGCTACAACACAGGTCGCTACATGAGAGGTGGACGCATAGCGAGTGGACAGCATACCTTGTACCATGACGCAAACGGCAACTGTTCTTTCGGAGCTAATGGTGAAATAGCCATCTTTACCTATGCAGTAAACGCAAGAGGTAGTGGCTGGTGGGAGTTGCCTCAAATTGCTAGGTACGTGCAGATTACAAGCTGTAGCGACATTCACGACGACCAAAATCCATGGGTAAACTACAATAACCCCACAGGTGCTAAGGTGATAGGTTGGCTAGAGTTTGTAAAGAACGGTCAGCTACTGGCAGGTGATAATGGAATCACAAGGCTAGCATATAGAGAGAACTTAACCCCCAATTACACGTTTGAATTAACCCAAGCCGAGAGAGACCAGCTATTAAAGCTCTGCAAGAACGACCCACAGATGACATTACGCTATGTAGTGCATGGAGCCAACGCCCCTGAGAACATCCACGCAATAGCAGACAGA